ACTTTCTGATGGCTAGGCAAATACCCATGATCTTTTAACTTCTCCCGAATAATGTCCCTAAATTCTGGGGGCGGGGCCAGCCCACCGCTTTTCCTGCGGTTAAAAAACCAATATCCAAACACAAACGGCGGGACTGGCAGGTCAATGTGCGGAAATTCTAACGCCCCAGCGGTGGGCACCGAAAATTCTTTGCGGTTTTCCCTGCCTGTTAGGGGCGTTTCTATTAAATCGGAGAGGGTAGTTGGCTTGGGCTGGCGCCGAAACTTACGGGTGCCCTTGTATTTGCGCACTTGTTTGCGATAGTTCTCGCTTTCCAATGGCAATTTGAGGTGAGCATCACCGGCAATTGTTAGCCCGTCGTTAAATTGGGCTTCGTAACAGTTGGTTGCTCGGTATTGCTGTATCAGTTTGACTTTGACTGGTTTGCCAAAACGGTCAAATAAGAAATCACCCTTACGGATGTCCCCCGCCATTTTCCAGTAGTCCAGAGTCAGAACTTTTTCTGTTGCTAGTATCGCCATAGAAGTTTTTGAGGACCCAGTGGTCCAGCCATATTCCTAACGGAACACGTATTTTGTCTTGGATTTCAAATGGCAGCCGTTGGATATTAAGGGCTTGGTTAGAAAGCTTGAGACGATATTCCAAATACTTAATCGTATCCCTATCCAAAATACGAATAGGCACGTCTGCCTGGTCAAAATTGTACAAGTCGCATACCAGCACCCGCAAACCTTTCAGTTCGCCAGCGGAGCTTTCCAGCGCGCCATGGATTTGATAAACGTAATTGTTCATACTTTCACTAATACGCATATTGTGCAAATTTTACAAAAAAAATTTTGGAGTGCCAGTTTTGTGCCAGAGAAGTGCCACACTTCTTTTTGAACAAAAACCAATGGAATCAACAACTTACATAAAATTGCCACACTTTATGCCGTTTTTTCCAAATCGATACACTACTCTTATTTATTTATTTTTTTAAAAAATAAAAATAAAAATAAAAAAAGAGTGGAAAGTGTGGCACAAATGAGTTAAGTCTTTGATTTATAAGGAAATTGTGCCAAAAGAAGTGTGGCACTTCTCTGGCACAAGACTGGCAATTGCCACACTTTTCATAATGTGAAATGCTTTATAACAGTTTTACAAAAAAAATTTAAGAACTTGAGTTTGCTCAGGGGCCCGGGCGAGGGGGCAGGGGGGTCTGCAAATTGGGGTATCGCTTTGTTAGTAAGCCCCCACTTCACCTATGCACCACATCAGCGCATGAATGTAAGTTAGCACTTACTCACATAGCCTATGCCCCACATTGGTGCGCTGCGTTAGCAAGCGTTCACTAACTTAGCTGCGTGGCTGTTTGGTTACGCACCAACTTGGTGCGCTAGGTGAGTGAGCACTCACGCACATTGGTGCATGAGTAGGCGTGGCTGCGTGGCTATGCGGGCGTGAGGGCAGAGGGCAGGGGTGGGCGAGATGAATGGAAATATGCGCTGGCTCTGCGCCACATTACAACTGCCCTTATAACTGCAGGTTATAGGTCAGGCATAACAAAGCGTTCTTTATAATCATTCGTAATATTAGGGTTTTGGAGCATATAGCTAACGGTTTTTATGCCGTAGAGAGAATAGAATCACCTTGTAGCAACAACAAAACGAAAGGAATACCACAATGTCTAGCTTAAACAATACAGCATCATGGGTAATTGTAGAGGTTGCAACTGACAAAGCAACATTAGAAACCTTTAGTCAAAAGGTTGCAGGTGCAATCAACACTAATAAATACAGAGCCGTTCCAATTCTTCAATACTTGCAGCAATTTAATCAATCCATTAAATAACAGGGGGTAAACCATGAAATCAAATAACCAACAGACAGCAATCAACGAACTGGGCGCAATCTTGCAAGATATACCAACGGATACCATCTACACAGTTATACGCCATGTTAGCAGCTCAGGGATGCAGCGAGAAATCAGCGTTAAGATGATTGATGCTGGGCGTATCATCCATTTGGACTGGTTAGTGGGCGAGGCGTTGGGTTTAAAGTCAGGCAAGCACAACGGACTCAAAGTAAAAGGATGCAACATGGATATGGGATTGCATTTAGTCGAATCCATTAACCGCATCTGTGGAACTAATAAACAATTTAGACAGGAGTGGATTTAATATGACACGAACCGAACTCTTTGCAATATTGGTAGCACTATTCATCACAGCCCAGCTTGTTTGGTGGGCTACGGCTCACGGCTATATCTAAGGAGATACCATGAAACACGTTATTCTTAATGTATTAATCTTTATAGCTTTTTTGGCATTGTGCTTGATGCTGGGCTACACCTTTGCTGAATTTTTAACAGGGGAATGACTATGAAATACCAACTTTACATTATTAAGAAGTTTTATGAGCCAATAGAAATTGAAGCAAACGACCAGCACGAAGCCGAGGAAAAAGCTTATCAATGGATGGAAGCCAATAATACAAACGGCAAATATGATTCAGACGATACTTATATTTATTTTGATGGTGAACTAACGGAGGTAGCATGAACCGAGAACAAAAGATTAAAGCCTTAGTAGATAATGACTACAATGCCTTAGATCGGGGCGATTGGGAATTGGTGGATATATTTGACATCTTAGAGAATGGCTTTAAAGGATACACAAACTTTACAGATGAAGAATTAGACCGATTGATCAACCTATATGAAATAGAGGAGCTAACATGATTACAGACCACCAAAAGAAGCTTGCCTATGCTGAAGGCTATCATTCAGGCATGTTGCATGAGGAGTTCAGAAACCCTTACGATGACATAGAGTTGCGTATCCAGTTTAATTACGGCTTTAGAACTGCCAATGAGCGGATGGACTCACTTTACCAACACAATTACAAGGAGTTAGCATAATGTCTAAATATAAAAAGATGATTGCTCATGGTTACTGGAACGACCCTGACAAAGATGAATTTACCCATGTTATTGCGTTGGACTCATGGGATGGTGTAGAGGATGATGAAGATCAAGAGATTTTCTATTTTTTTGATGGCGATAACCCTATGGGCAATCATGGAGATTTTATAATTACTAAACTAGAGGAATATTGAACATGGACAATCTAGACTGGGAAAAAGAACTAGACGCATGGGAAACCAAATACAAGCCTATTAAAAATCCATTTACGCAGAAACAAGAAGGTGAATTTGTTGAGGATAAATTTGAAACCTACGGTGAGGAGTTGGACTATGTTCGTAGTGTTTATGACGCAGACCCAAGACGGGTTTGGACTTTGGTTGATGGTGATGACGGCAATCTATACATCGTGGACGGCTATCATCTTGTCAATCGAATTAACTATTTTGTGACAGAAAAACCATTTGAAGGTCAATTTTTAGAAGTTCCATATTACATTTATGACGAGGAAAAAACAGAATGAGCTACTTACACACAAAACTATGCAGAATTGCAGAAGTAAACTACATTAACCGATTGATGAACGGCACACCACCAGCCCCCGACATTGTTGGCTATGTGCATTTCAACGAGCCACCACTTAAGAAGCCCGATGACATCATTCAGGTGTGGATAGCAAACCCTGACAAAAAAGGGTATTTAATGATGGTAGAAATGCCACGATCTCAGCATGAAGCAGAAGTCAAAGCCATGAATGACGCATTTGACGCTAAACAGCGGGAGAAAGCAAAATGACCTATTCCAAGAGAGTAATCAGCGATGTATCACCATGTCAAGACTGCCAGCATAAGTATCAATGTGACGAAAAGCGCTTAGCTTGCAGTCAGTTTAGATTTTTTGTTAATACTGGTGCTATATCAGAAGCAATACACCGTAACCCAACACGAAAGATTTACATGGATATATTTCACACAGAACCCCAAATGATTAGAAAGGAGACCGCATGAAATTAGCACACTTAACGAAAGAAGAAAAACGCATGCGCACTAATGAAATGGCATGGCGAAGAAATACCATTGAATCATTGAATTTGTACCAGCACCATTTATATTGGGCAGCAATTGACCATATTAAAGACCCATCCAAAACAGAAAGCCTGTTATGGTATGCTAATTGTATGTATAACTCTGCAAATAGATTAACACTTATTAACTTGAGGCTAGAAAAATATGAACCACACGATTAAATTCGAGTCAGTCCATCAGATGTTGCAATGGCTGCTTGAGAATGAGATATACCGTTTACCAGTAGATTTAACCATTCACTTAGGAGAATAATTATGTTACAAGAACTCACCATCAGACAAATCGAAGATTACTTCCAAAAGCCCACAGATGTAATAGATGAGCTAGGAGCAATCGACCAAGAAATCAAGCAACTAGAAGCTAGAGCACGACTATTAAAAGACCGACTAATCCAGCGTGGTGCTGGTATGTATAAGGGGATGCGCTTTACTGCTGAGGTGCAGGAGTATGATCGCAACGCTATCAGCGCAACGCTAGTTAAAGAATATGGCACGAAGGATTTTGTAGCGCAGGTGACCCAAGTGCAGCATGTTAAATCAGTCACACTTAAACCATTGGGGGCAGTATGATTAACTTAAACGAATCAATCAATACCAATCGATTTACCATTAGCCTAGATGCCGAGGAGTTATTAGCAACCCTTCGAGCACTATACTTTTATCAGGACAAGCTGACCAATATGGAACGAACCATGGGTAGAGACAATACCGAATGGGATATTGTGGTATATCTAAGACAACAATTAGGCGATGTGATTAGAAAAGATGTCTACTTATAAATTCGTGGTCATTGACGAGTTTGGCGGGGTGATGCGTAAGTTTGCCAGTCGGCGAGAGGCGCAGCCCTACCTTACCGATGGCACAAAATTAGTAGCACTACCTAAACAACCTAAAGCAAACCCATATGAGGTGGCTTGCTTATTATTGAAAGAAGCGTTATTATGAGAGCAACAGGAGCATTTTTTATATTTTTTGCATGGGTTAGTCTATCCGATACCTTTAATTGGGATGCCTTAGGATGGCTGATATTAGGAATATTTTTAGTAGCTACAAAAGAGTGTTTGTCTTTTTTTACTTATACAGAGCGTTTTATTCATAGAAAATACAGGGAATAATGTCCAAAAATGATTTCTTAACAGACTATCTACAATCACTCTATGGCATACCAGTCCTTGATTCTAAAGACGAGTATGCTTTAGCAGACCGTATAGCACAAGGCGATGATGCTGCCCTAGAAACCCTAGTTAAGCATAATCTTCGCTTTGTGGTCTATACCATCAGAAAACTACCATCTTGGCATCATAGCAAGACACCCCAGGAAGACATTATTGGTATGGCTAACGAGGGCTTATTAAAAGCTGCTATGCAATGGCAGCCGACTAATAACGCTAAGTTTGCGACTTATGCCAAAGGGTTTATCCTTCGGGCAGTCGAGCGTGGCTTAGATAATACCGATAACCTAGTTAGAATACCGATCAAGGTCAGGGAAGAAATTCGCAAGATGACTTACACCGAGCGAGCATTAACTCAGACTTTGGGCAAAGAGCCGACCATACAAGAGTTGGCAACCATTCTCAATAAACCAGTGAAAAGAATCAACCAATTAAAATTTTATCTGCTCCAAGAACCATCGTCTTTAGATGCGATGAACTTGGACAAACTGGAGAACGAGGATGACCTTGATTAAATTAACACCCGAGCAGCAAAAAGCCTATGACCGTTATATCAGAGCCCGTAACAGGGTGCGTATAGGATCATACGGCAAGCATTTAAAGGGTAATTGGATACCACTATCCGATGTAGTATGCACCGTTGATATTGCCAATATGAATCACCCCTTGTTTGAGCAAAACGATGAGTGGATAGAATACAAGGCTGCTTTTGCTGACTGGCTGGCTATTGAGCCGGAGTTTAGAAAGAATGAGCGCATGAGTATGATTCGGGGCGATTTTGGTGACGGAGATACTTGGCGAGAAAAACAACCTAAAGTAAAGGAAATCACATGAAAAAGGCTATTCCATTAGAAATCTTTGACAAAAACGGCAATATGGTCAAGATTGAGACTAGAGACGAGGAGGGGCAGCACATTTTGGACATTGTGTGGGATGAGAACGATGAGCAGACACCGGAAAACCGTGCTGAGTTTAGAAAATGGGCTTATGGCTTTTTGGAGAAGAATAAGGGGTATAAGGTAGTCAAGTAGTTTAGTGCCAGTCTTGTGCCAGAGAAGTGCCACACTTCTTTTTGACACAAAACTCAATAGAATCATAGACTTAACCACTTTGTGCCACACTTTGAGTCATTTTTTCCAAGTCGATACCCTACTCTTATTTTTTATTTTTTATTTTAAAATAAAATAAAATAAAATAAAGTGTGGCAAGTGTGGCACAAAACACCTAACCCCTTGATTTATAAGGAAAAGCTTTAAAAAGAAGTGTGGCACAAGACTGGCACAAGTGTGGCAATTGCCAGCCTTGTAGGACAAATACCTACAAGATAATAAGAATTTCACATAATGAAATCGAATTAGGCAGTATTTGCGTATTAGTTACGATAAGCAAAAAGGAAAACAGAGATGTTACAAAAACCACCAGCATTGGCAGTAGATTTCAACGGCATACCCGTTGACCTTAAAATGATACCGAGATTTTGCCTATGGAAATACACCCTAGTTGGTGAGGGAGAGTCTCAGAAGTGGTCTAAATTACCAGTCCAGCCCAACGGCAAAGCAGCCAAGTCTACCGACCCAGCAACCTGGGCAGACTTTTTCACCGTCCAAAAAGCCTATGAGAACGGAGACTTTTCCGGTATTGGTTTTGTGTTTACAGGCGACGATGATCTAGTTGGTATTGATATCGACGACTGCCGTGATCCCCAAACTGGCACATTGAACGATTTAGCCCAGTCCATCCTGAATAACGTGCATGGGTATTGTGAAGTCAGCCCATCACAGACTGGCATTAAGATTTTCACCCGAGCCAATATCCAAGCAGCCCACGTTGACCACGATATTGGATTGGAGATTTACCCAAAGAGCCGTTACTTTACCGTCACAGGCCACCATCTATCAGGTGAACTGCCAACCCAGCCACAAGACCTCACTGCGCACGTCCCGGCTCGCACACTTGTCCGGACAAGTGACGATGAGTTTGCAAACTACACAGCGCCGCTTGAAGATTGGGATTTGCAACGGGTAGATAAGGAGCTGTTGTCTCACTTAGATCCGATGTGCGGGTATTCAGACTGGATGGCTGTCGGTATGGCACTGCACCATCAGTTTGGTGGTGATGTTGAGGCGTTGGAAGCATGGGATGCTTGGTCATGTGACCATGGTAAAAACCTGAAGTATGTGACCAGTGGACAAAACTCCTGCGCTTACAAGTGGAATACATTTAAAGGGGGCGGCACAACACTACGTTCGCTGATCTTTAAGGTGAATCAAAAAAAGCTGCTTGCCGCACTAGCGGCAGGCGAGATTGTATTAGACCATTCGAACCCGCTTGACCACGCCAGGAAGTTTTTAGAATCCCTGTACGCTGTTGAGGGTGGCGTTAAGATTGTGCATTATGCCCAAGAGTTTTTTGTTTATACCGGAACGCACTACACGTTTATTGAAGAAGCCACAGTGCGCTCACAGGTATATAAGTTTTTAGACAAGTGCCAAAAGCAAGACAAGAAGGGCAACCTGATTCCCTTTAATGCCAACCCAGCGGCAGTTAATGCGGTGATTGATGCGCTTAAATCGATTGTGCACTTAGCCAATGATCCCAACGGCAAGCCACCAGTGTGGTTAGATGGTTACGCTAAAAGCAACCCACCAGCCCATAAGCTGGTGAGTATGCAAAATGGGCTGTTTCAAATGGACGAGCTGGTATTATTCCCGCACTCACTCGGGTTTTTTACTTACAACAGTTTGCCGTTTGAATACAACCCCGATGCAAAATGCCCACACTGGCTTAAGTTTTTAGATGATGTGTGGGGGCAAGACCAGCAGTCGATTGAATTGCTGCAAGAATATTTTGGTTACATCTTATCGGGTGACACCAAGCAACAGAAGTTTTTAAACATTATTGGTCCGCGAAGGAGCGGTAAAGGCACGATCAACCGGGTGTTGACTGACTTGCTGGGACAAGCTAACGTAGTCAGCCCGCAGATGGAGGAGTTGTGCGATACGTTTGGATTGCAACCATGGTTAGGCAAACAGTTAGCAAGCTTCACTGACGCTCGGGTGACAACCAAGAACGCCGCTGGTGTGGTGTCTCAGCTGTTGCGTATTGTGGGCGCGGATACGGTGACTGTGAACCGAAAAAACAAAGAGTCGTGGTCAGGCTATCTGCCTACGCGAATCATCGTGTACTCCAACGAGATGTTACAACTTGCTGAGAACTCCAACGCACTGACTGGACGTATGTTAGTGTTAGCCATGACAAACAGCTTTTATGGCAGAGAAGATGTTGGCCTAGCTGACAGACTGGCTACAGAGTTAGCTGGTATTTTTAACTGGGCAATTGAAGGACATATGCGCCGCACTGTTAGATCAGGTCAGCGTTTCATTCAACCGGAGTCTAGCAAGGAGATGTTAGAAGAGATGACTGAGCTGTCTAACCCGTTGATTGCGTTTATGCAAGAAGCCTGCGAAGTAGGTGAGGGCTTTGAGGTAAACAAAGACCAACTGTTTGCATGTTACAAACACTGGGCGATCAAGAAGAACCTGCACCCTGGCACTGACATGTCGTTTAAGCGACGCTTTAATGCTACAACGCAGGATATGAACATCAAATCATACCGCCGTCGTGGCCTTGATGGTGGCGAGCATTTATTCTTGGGTGTGAGACTAGCACCAAGAGCGCAGCAGTATGTTGATTCAATCAGTGACTTTGAGAAAGAGATTTTTTGAAACGTTTTAACTTTCGCAAATTTATTAAACGCAATGATTTTACCAATGTGTTTGGTAACATTGGTGCAAGGCGTACGATTACTAGACAAAAACCAAAGAGTCTAGCATTGCGGTTTAAGTTGCAACAAATCCGCCGCGCCCACCAAGGCTGGCGTAACAGAGTGTTCGGTACCATCACAGCACTGAGCATTCGTAAGAAGTACGGTAGACGTAAACCAGTAGCACAACTTAGGAGATAATTATGGACATGTTAGCACTTACTAAAATCATCATGCTATGCTCGGTAGTAAACAGCATTGTGTTGGTGTTGCTCTTTGCAATCATTATTTATGCGGAGTTCAGATGACAAGCATTGTAGACACCTACGTAGCCGTCCTTCGCAATGAGGTCAATACTCTACAAAAAGAGTATTACAAACCACAAGGCGAAGGCACTGGACATTTCAACACAGCCATCACGGTTCTCAAGCAACGCATCCAAGAGATCGAGGATGGCAAACCAGTACTGATCCACGATGGAGAAACAGTATGAACGCAAATGAACTAGCCGACCTATTAGAAGTAGATAGCTGGTACAAGCTGGTAACTAGAGAAGAAATAGCCACCATGCTACGCCAGCAACAAGCTAAAATTGAGGCGTTAAAAGCTAAACTTGAAGGCGCAGAAGCAATTGTTAAAATGTGGACACCTATTATTGCCAAACAAAGCATGAAAGAACATTTAAAATGACCACCTTCACCACACAAGACCGGCAAGATGCGCAACGCACCCCGTTGACCCAAGAACAAATTGACAACATTTTAGAGTCGTTGGATGTGTACATCGACACCCATGCAGGTGTATTACAGTTTGCCCGCGCCATTGAACGCGCCCACGGAATAGGAGAATAGGATGAGCTTCACCATTTACCAAGCAGACGGACTCAAAGTCATCCAGTGGTTCGCCACAGTTGACAGCCTGATTGCCAGCATGCTGGCCAACCCTAACGACGCATATCATAGGAACTAATATGACACAGTACGAATTTATAGTATCGGGTGACGCAGAGGAGTGGACAGAGGAAGAAAAGCAATTAGTCATCAGGCGCCACGAAAAACAGAAGAAAGAGTTTAACGAGCACTGGAAGGACATTGTGTTTGAGACAGTAGGCAAACACTTTGCCATAAAGACAGGTGAGGAAAATGACTGAGATCGCACTATCATTCTTCATCGGCTTTTTGGTCGGCTTAGTCATGCGCCCAAAAGATAAAGACATGTTGGACGATGTGCTAGAGCGCAACGAGAAATACCGCAAGTACGAAGAAGAGATTAAGTATTATAAAGACCTGTGCAAATGGCACGTAGAGCAAAGGAACAAAAAATGATTGCCGTTTTATTTGCGCGTCAAGATAGTCGCTATAAAGAATTAGAAGGCTATGATGTTTATGATATTGATCGTGACGCTCGCAATTTTAATGAAAGCTATCCAGTCATTGCACATCCACCATGTAGAGCTTGGGGTATGCTTTCACACATGGCAAATCCAAGACCAGACGAAAAAGATTTAGCTTGGTTTGCAATTGACAAAGTACGTAGCAACGGGGGTGTGTTAGAACATCCAAAAGGCAGTCGATTTTTTAAAGCAGCTGGTTGTCCTGAAGTTGGTGGTGGCTACGATGAGTTTGGTGGTTTTACTATATTGGTTGATCAATTTGATTTTGGTCATGTGGCCCATAAAAACACCAAGTTATACATAAAAGGTATTAAAAAAGAAGACTTACCAAAACTTCCACCTAAAAACATGGCCAGTACGAATCGATCAATTTGTGGCAATGTGAAAGGAACCAAACGTTGCACACAATATCAGAGAGAATACACACCCGATGGTTTAATTGAATTCATGACAAACATTTGTAAAAAGATAGGAAAATAGTATGGGCAAACTTAAAGTAGTAGTACCCGCAATCAAACACGCAGACGGCTCCATATCCAAGGCACCGAACGCCAAATACAGCCACGATGAGATCGTTAAGAAGACTGGCAAGAAGGGCGAGCATGGCTTTATTCTATCTGACGGCACGTTTGCTGCCAGAGAGCGAGCAGCCAAGGTGGCCAAAGCAGTCGGCGAAGTAAAGAACCCCGGCAAAAAACTACACAGCCATGAGTTACGTGATGGTTTGAAAGATAAAAAATGACCAACCTTCCCTACTATATTGCTGATACAGGACACTTTGGTATCAAGATTAAAGTGTGCTTTTCAGAGTCCGCGTTTCAGCAAGCTGTTGTTGATTCTAAAATCACAACCAAGCATCATGCTTTGGACATGGGTATTGCAGAGTCCCATTACATTCAACAAGAAGGCACACCGTTTGCCATGCTGGGGATTGTGTTTAACTACGAAGAAATGGCTAAGTTAGATGCGTTAGAGCGCATGGGAATTATCTACCACGAAGTCTCACACACCACTACTCACGTGTTTGAGTACATTGGTGAAGATGACGCTAAGATTGGTGACGAGTCTCGCTCGTATTTAGGCGAGCACATTTTTAAACAAGTGTTTAGTATTTACGCAACCGAGGATGACAAACGTGAACACGCTGGAAAAGGAAATAGAAAGACACCTGATAAAACGAGTGAAGCAGTCGTCGGGGCTTTGTTACAAATGGCTGAGCAGCGTGACCGGAGTCCCGGATCGGATAGTGTTTCTAAACCAAAAAGTGTTTCTGGTAGAACTAAAAACAGCAACGGGAAAGCTAAGCCCACGACAGACATTGGTGTTTGATGAGATTGGCGAAGCAGGCTTTCCAGTACACGTACTCCATTCCAAAGAAGACGTAGAGGATTTTATTAATGAAGCGATTAAACCCTGAAACGGGCAAACCTTTTAAAAGCGGGTACGTTAGGCAAGACGGTAAAATATTTAAAAGTTATTTACCCCAAACAGGCAAAAACGGATATTGTTATGAAGTTTGGCAAGACGAATTTACTTTTTACAAAAGACAAACCGAACGTAAATTAAATAGTAGAAAATATGCAAAAACAATCAAAGGTCGAACTAACAAAATTATTGGAAATTGTAAAAATGGTGCTAAAAGAAGAAAAATAGTATTTAATTTAACGGCGCAAGATATTTTACCAGCAATCCAAGCAGGGTTTTGTCAGCTCACTGGTTTACCATTTGATTTTAAACCCCACAAAGAAAAAGAACTTAATCCGTATGCCCCTTCTATTGATCGAATTAACAACGACAAAGGATACGAACCAGATAACATTCGAGTTGTATTGTGGGCTGTGAACGCAGCACTTAGCGAAAACAGCGACGAAGAAGCCCTACCCATTTTAGAAGCCCTTGTAAAGGCATTAAAGAGAAATGCTAAACAGAAATCAACTACACCCTTATCAAAAAGAAATGATCGGGATGGCCAACTCCCTCTCCAATATGGGACTCTTTCTACCCCCTGGACTCGGGAAGACAGCTACGACCTTGACCATTATCAAAGAACAGTTCAAGGGAAAGACGCTGATTATTGGGCCCAAACGCGTGGTGGAGACGGTGTGGGATACGGAATGCAAGAAGTGGGAGCATCTAGCCCAGTTACGCGTATCGAAAATAATGGGGACGCCGAGCCAGAGATTGTCCGCCTTGAATTTGGAAGCAGATATTTACCTGATTAACTTAGAAAACCTAGTATGGCTTACAGAGGCTCAGCCTAAGTTAGTGTTCACTAACTTAGTAATTGACGAGTCTAGCCGTTTTAAGGACCCGTCAACCAAGCGTTTTAAAGCGCTTAAAAAGCATTTAAAGGGGTTCTCACGGCGTATTATCCTCACAGGCACACCCACCCCTCAGGGGGTCGCTGATCTCTGGTCACAGGTGGGTATATTGGACTTAGGAGAGCGTTTAGAGACTAGCCTAACTAAGTTTCGGGACAAATACCTAGAACCTGATCAGATGAACAGGCAAACTCGGGTGGTGTACTCATGGAAACCAAAGCTTGGTGCCGACCTGCAGATCCAAGAGAAAATTAGTGACATTTGTTTTTCGCTAAAAACAGAAGATTATTTGCAACTGCCCGAATGCACTAAGCTATATCATGCAATTGAAATGGATAAAAGTGTAAAAACAAAATATGAAGAACTTAGAAAAGACATGGTTGTTGAAGTCAAGAAAGAACGTATCACAGCTCCAACGGCAGCGGCACTGGCGGGCAAACTCCTCCAGTTCACATCGGGCGCTATTTATGCCGAAGATGGAACGACGCAAGAGGTACACCGTTCTAAACTGGAATATCTTGAGTCGATCATGGAAGAGTCCTCCTCCCCTACACTGGTCTTCTACCATTTCAAACACAGTCTCCAACGGTTACGTCTTCAATTCCCGCAGGCTGTGGTGCTGGACGATGACAACATTGCAGCGTGGCGTCGTGGCGAAATTCGTATGCTCCTTGCCCATCCCCAAAGCGGAGGAATTGGGATCAATTTACAGTGCAACGTTGGTGACACAGCCCAAACGGTGTGGTTCGATCTTCCGTGGTCAAGCGAAAACTACATTCAGGCCAACGCACGAATTTACCGCCAAGGGCAAGAAAAGCCGGTTATCATACACCATTTAGTAGTAAACAAGAGTATCGATCAGCACGTTGTCAAAGTATTAGAGGGCAAAATAAATTTGCAAGAAGCCCTTTTAGATGCCCTCAATTGCGTATTAGTAGAGACATGAAAAGAAAAACAAAAATAAGAGCTGCAACGCCTAGATTATCAGACGAAGAGCTAGACCCCATCGAACAGGATGACAATGACGGGGTTTCTACGGAAATGATGGAAGCGTATTTGCCTTGGAGCCAAGAAGATATTATTGATATCAAACGGCTTATAAAAGAGCGCATGCCTAAAAAGCAAAGCGAGATTTTTGAGGCGTTTTTAGAAGGACTGACGCACAACGACATTATGGTGACGGAAAAGTATTGGCGTTATCATTTTATTAAAGGTATAGAGTTTATTAAACGGGAATTAAAACTATGAGCCATTTTATTGTAGAGCACAGGCATGAGGGCAATTATGTTATGGAAACGATTACTGGTGTGGAGGATATCGACACTAGCCGCTATGAAAGTTTATTGGGAATCTGGGTTTGTGACAGCCTGGAAGAGTTACAAACTATGCAAAAAGAACTTATGGAGATGAGACATGCACGACATTGTGAACAACCCTAAGCATTACACCAGTCACCCATCCGGGATTGACTGCATTCAAATTACAGAGCATATGAGCTTTAACTTAGGTAATGCGCTTAAGTACATCTGGCGCTGTGATCTAAAGAAAGAAGCCATTGAAGACTTGCGTAAAGCACGTTGGTATATTGACCGCGAGATTGAAAAACGAGTGAAAATAGAAACCGACAAATACATCGAGGAGTGTGGTCGATGAAAATTGAAATCGATGATGACTTTGCGGATGCCGTTGTGGTTGGTGTGCTGGCCGACTCTTATGCCAGCATGACAAGAAGTTTAAAAGACGGAACGCTTTGGCACGAAGATGATATTGCTGCGTACAAAGAATTACTGCCTGCAATTAAAATGGTGGGCTCTTGGTTTAGTATTGACTTTGATGCAGAAATTAAAAAGGCGAAGAAAAAGAAATGAGCATGCGATACGATTTAGAGACAGCCATAATGGCAGTGTGGGCAACCTGCGATGATTTAAAACTATTTGCCGAGCGATACTATGATGGTGAAAAAGAAATGACTGTTGACGAAACGTTTGGTCACATTGACGGCATCAGGGGTTTGCTGGAGCTGCGTATGGAAAACCTGTACGATTGTTACAAACGCAAGTTTGAACTAGATCAATACTGCACTGATCCAGTAAAGTTAAAAGAAAGAGAAACCATATTGGGTTTATTAAATCCAAAGAAAAAAGGCAAAAAGAAATGAACATAGGAAGCTTTGTAGTAACACTTGAACTAACAGTTGAAACCGTAGACAAATGGTTGCATATGTGGAACCACCCTGTTTCCGCAACAACCGTTGATTTGGCAGAAGCAATTGATATAGTTCAACGCCAAGTGCGACCCCAAGTTGACCACATGAAGACCAACATTGAAGCTGTTAAGTCAGCAACGGAGAAGATGGATGGCTGAGGACTTTTTAAAGACGCTGCTTAAACAAAGAGGCTTTAGTAATGATGTATACAAAGCCATTCAAGAAAACATTAAAAAGGACAGCGAAGAAAAAGAGCGCCTTGACAGGGAAAAAGCCCTTGGCTTAACTCTCAAAATGGTCAACGAGATGATGCCAGCTTTAAAACAGGCCATGGATGCGGAAGAAAAACGCGCTCAAAAACCCATGAAAACCATCATTATACCGGATGACAAATAAGGGCGGATTTACCCAAAAAAGCGTATTAGTGAAGATAGGACACGCTGTGAAGCGCTCCGAACCCTACCCTGGCTGTAAAGAAAGCCACAGGTTGCCAGACACCTGCATAGAATCTGGCATTACACACACATTTAACACACAGGAGAATTACTATGGTATCCCCATTTGAACTACGCTTTTCTATTTTTAACACCGCTAAAGATCTGATGATCAAGCAACACGAAGCCAACTTGGCAGCGTGGGAAGTGGTAAACAAAACAACTAAAGAAGCTGCTGAATTAGCACCAGCTTTTCCAACAACCGAAGAGATCATTGATAAGGCGATTGAAATCAATACTTTTATCAGTGGTGCATACACAAAAGAAATGACTAATGTAGCCAAGAAATTGGCTGGCGTTTCAGTAATATTCTAAGGAAACATCATGGCAACTAAACCCGGTTTATACGCAAACATTCATGCTAAACAGGAACGCATCAAAGCTGGCTCTGGCGAGAAGATGCGCAAGCCGGGCGCCAAAGGTGCTCCTACAAAAGACGCATTTGTGCAATCTGCTAAAACAGCTAAGTCTCCAAAGAAAAAGTAATGGCAACCAAGAAAAAAGGACCTTCCCTTGCAATTGGCCGTGGTGAAAAGCTACCAGCCTCTCAAGGTGCTGGGCTTACCGCCAAAGGTCGTGCTAAGTATAATGCGGCTACTGGCTCGCATTTAAAAGCACCACAACCAGAAGGTGGCCCTCGTAAGAAATCATTTTGCGCTCGCATGTCTGGCATGCCAGGTCCTATGAAGGATGAGAACGGCAAACCAACACGCAAAGCAGCAAGTCTAAAAAGGTGGAAGTGTGGCAGCTAAACAAAAGAAAACCTTTACCAAAGAGATGGCATCGATCATCTTAGAACTTGGTAAGCAAGGTTCGTCTCAAAAAGCCATGTACGCCGCTATCGGTATTAGCAAAGACACCGCGGCTAAGTGGAAAGAAGAAGACCCAGAGTTTAAAGAAGTTATGTCTATGGCTACGACACATGGTCAGGCATACTGGGAAAACATGATGCTGGCTAACATCGATAACCGGGCATTTAATTCCCGAGTTGCTGAGATTGCCCTACGCGGCCAGTACCCAGACGACTACAAAGATCGTCAAGAAATAAAATCTAATGTAAAACAAGAAGTTACGGTAAATTATCAGCAAGAGATTGCAGATTTGATTGCCGCCCTAAAAGACTAAAAAAAATATTTTTTCAATTTTTACAAAAAGCCACTTAAAAAGTGGCTTTTTTGCGTATTAGTAAGTGTATGACTAAATTGAATTGAAAGAATAAGATGACTGCACATGCACTCCTGTCCGCTTCTGGCTCAAAACGATGGCTAACCTGCACACCATCAGCCCGCCTTGAAGCTACCCTCCCAGATCCAAAACGAAGCTCTGATTCCTTTGATTTTTCACAGGAAGGCACAACTGCCCATTCTTTGGCAGAAATTAAATTACGGCAATACTATGGACAAATTGGAATTAAAGAATATGAAGAAGAATACGCAAAGATTGAAGAATCACCCTATTACAATGACGACTTCTCGGCTAACGTCGATAATTACGTTTTATATGTTCGCAGCCAAATCGGCGAAGGCGATACCCCATTATTTGAACAGCGCGTGGACTTCTCTGACTGGGTTGCTGACGGCTTTGGTACAGCCGATGTGGTTATACTTTCTAAGCACTCCATTCGCGTCATCGACCTCAAATTTGGCAAAGGTGTCCCCGTCTCAGCGCAAGACAACCCGCAGCTCCGCCTCTACGCCCTTGGAGCCTACTCCAAGTTCAAAGAAAAATACCCAGACATCAAAGAAATCATTTACACGATCCACCAGCCTCGCTTGGATAGCATCTCTACCGACAGCACAACGATCACAAAGCTCCTCGACTGGGCAAACACCTACATCAAAAAGCAAGCCAAAAAAGCGTGGGCAGGCACCGGCGAGTTCATTCCAGGCGACCACTGCCAGTTCTGCAAAGCCAAAGCGCAGTGCAGGGCGCGCTCGGACTTCATCAACGAAATAGCTAAATTAGAATTTAGACCAGCCCCGTTACTAGACGAAGAAGAAATGAGTCTAGTACTTGGCAGAGCTCAAGACTTACGTACTTGGGTGAATGATGTAGAAGAATATGCTTTGGAAAAAGCCATAGAAGAAAATGTAATACCACCCGGATACAAACTGTCCACATCCGTAACGCACCGTAAAATTAGTGACCATGCACTGGCCGCTGTGGTGTTAAAAGAAAAGGGCATGAACGAAGAAGTAATCTGGGAACCACGTAAACTGAAATCAATTGCAGCTTTGGAAAAGCTAGGACCTAAAGGCCAAGTGACAGCTTGGTTAGGAAACTTAGTGTTGCGACCAGAGGGATCACCCAAATTGGTCCGCGTTAAAACGGATGCCAAGGAGGATTTCGCATGAGTACCTGGCTAATCGCAGCGATGGGTGTGGTGTATTTTATTGTAGCAATTGATCAATTTGTGAAAGGTGGAGTAGGTACTGGCATCATGTTCCTTGGCTATGCCATGGGTAACGTGGGGCTTGTCATGGTAGCAAAATAATAACTATAAGAGGTGTCCATGAAGGTACAATGTTATGATTCAGAATTTGATGTACCCGATATCTTAATTGCCAAATTTACGAAAGATTTTGATGGCCTTCCCGGCAGTGGTTTGTTTGAAGAAGTCAATCAGATTCGTAACGCAATTTATGAAGTAGTCGATTTAGTTGCAGAAGACCCCGATATTTTAGATGAGCCAGACTACCGGTCAGACTTTATTAGGGCTTTGGCAATCAAACAGGCGTTAGCCACACATGGTATTTTGTACGACTCATAATTTTTTCACATCGTGAAATAATAGTGTAGTAGTTTGCGTATTAGTGTTAGTAAGGGTAGACGATACAGCCCCTATTGAAGTCTGTATCTAACGTTTAAAAAGGTAATCTCATGACTCAACCAACTAAAGTAAAAATCGTTACTGGTAAAGTACGTTTCTCTTACGCCAATGTGTTCCAACCAAAAGCATCAATTGAGGGTGGTACTCCGAAGTATTCAGTATCCATCATCATCCCTAAGTCAGACAAAGAAACCATTGCCAAGATTAACAAGGCATTTGAAGACACTAAGGCTGGCGCAGCTGCCTACTTTGGTGGCTCGGTTCCTAAAGGTCTTAAAGGTGGTTTGCGTGATGGCGACGAAGAGAAAGACGACGCAGCATACGCCGGTTCTTACTTTATCAACGCTAACTCAGCACAAAAGCCTGGCGTAGTAGACCAAGACCTCAATCCAATCATGGATATGAATGAGTTCTACAGCGGTTGCTATGGCCGTGCATCCATCACGTTTTATCCATACAACGCACAAGGCTCAAAAGGCATTGCTTGCGGTTTGAACAACGTTCAGAAATTGGAAGATGGTGAGAAGTTAGGTGGCGCAACATCCGCAGCAGCAGATTTCGCAGTTTAAGTAGTATAGTAGTACAAGGGAGTGTCCACAGAAACTGTGGCCTCCCTTTTTCATCAACCTATAACAATAAGAAACCATGGATCAATATCAACAATATATCGGAATGAGCCGCTACGCTCGTTTTCAAGACGACAAAGGTCGTCGTGAAAACTGGGGTGAAACAGTTAGTCGTTACGTAGATTATATTTTTACTCGTACACCAGCGATACAAAGTAACACCGAATTAAAGAATGAAATTTTTGATGCTATCCATAACCTAGAATTAATGCCGTCCATGCGCGCCATGATGACAGCTGGAAAGAGTGCCGATCGTGATAACACCTGTGTCTATAATTGCTCGTATCTTCCAATTGACGACCCCAAGAGCTTTGATGAAGCGATGTTCATCTTGCTCTGCGGGACTGGTGTTGGGTTCTCCGTTGAGTCAAAATACATTAACCATCTGCCCGAAGTGCCAGAAAATTTGTTCGAGTCCGATCATACCATTGCAGTCCACGACTCCAAAGAAGGATGGGCCAAGTCCCTCCGCTTGCTCCTTGCACATCTCTGGGCGGGCGAGATACCTAAGTGGGATGTCAGCAATGTCAGACCTGCCGGAGCACGACTCAAAACTTTTGGTGGAAGAGCTTCCGGGCCGGAACCATTAGTTGACTTGTTTAACTTCACGGTAGCCATGTTCAAACACGCAAAGGGTCGCAGACTGCATTCATTAGAATGCCATGACTTGATGTGCAAAATTGGTGAGGTGGTGGTAGTTGGCGGTGTACGTCGCTCAGCTATGATATCATTATCAGACTTAGACGACGAAAGGATTCGACATGCTAAAGCTGGACCTTGGTGGGATACGGCGCCACATAGAGCGTTGGCAAACAACTCTGCAGTCTACAATGAGACTCCTACGGTCGGAAAATTTATGGAAGAATGGCTTAGTTTGTATAATAGTCATTCCGGTGAGCGTGGGATATTTAATCGTGAAGCTGCTCAAA